TGTTGGAGCAGTGATTGTTGAGCTCCACTTAACACCTGTTGTTTGTGTTGAGTCAGCTGTAAGGATAGTGTTATTAGCACCAACTGGGAGAGTGGCAAAGGTTCCTGAACCAGTTCCCGCAATGGTGTCACCCTTAGCAGTAAAGTTTGCAGAGGATAGACCAACTACGCCAGTTACTGAGGTATCAAGCCATAGTACGCCCTGGTTTGCTGGCGCAGTGTTTCCAACTGCAAGACCCTGTACACCAATTTGACCCTGTAGACCCTGTAGACCTTGTAGTCCCTGTAGACCTTGAACGCCCTGAACACCTTGTAGACCCTGCACACCCTGTGCACCAAGACCAAGAGTAATGTTCTGTACAACAACTGAGTCTCCAGCTACTGCCCCAAGTGCTAGGACAACAGATGTTCCATTAGTTGCTGTGTAATCTGCGGCACTTAGTCGAGCACCATTGAGGAAGACGTTAATGTAACCTGGGTTATAGGTAACGTTAAAGGTTGTCTGACCAGAGGTAGCGGTGAACTCAGTGGTTGTAAATACTGGAGCGTTTGTTACACCACCCTGAATTCCTTGAATACCCTGGACACCTTGGATTGATTGACCCTGGAGGCCCTGAAGACCTTGAGTACCTTGTGTACCTGTTAGACCCTGAGTTCCCTGGGTTCCCTGAACTCCCTGAAGACCTTGTAGTCCTTGAGTTCCTTGAGTACCCTGGGTACCAGTTGTGCCCTGAACACCTTGTGTTCCCTGCACGCCTTGTAGTCCTTGGGTTCCTTGGGCACCTTGTGTACCCTGAACTCCTTGAGTTCCCTGGGTTCCCTGGGTTCCCTGAATTCCTTGGGTTCCCTGGATGCCTTGAGTACCCTGGGTACCTTGTGCGCCAGTTGTTCCTTGAACTCCAGATGTAGAGAATGTCCACTGTGAGAATGTTCCTGAGCCACCAGTGTTAGTTACATTTACAGTAATGCTTGTGTCTGTAGTGATCGCTGTGATCTGACCAAAGACATAGTTAGCAGGAGTTACTGTGTAGGCAACTGTTACAAACTGACCGAGCGCAAATGCTCCAGAGTTTGCTACGGCAAAGGTTAGTGAACCAGTACCAATTGCATTAGAGGTGGTTGAGGTTACGCCAGTGTAAGAGCGCCCCTGAATACCTTGGAGTCCTTGAATGCCCTGGATTCCTTGTGTTCCCTGAACACCTTGTACACCCTGGGCTCCCTGAGTTCCTTGGATACCAGTGGTTCCCTGTACGCCTTGCGTACCCTGAGTTCCTTGTGGTCCCTGTACACCCTGTAGTCCCTGAACTCCTTGAGTTCCCTGAACACCTTGGGTTCCTTGAGGGCCTTGAACTCCTTGGAGCCCCTGTAGTCCCTGAATACCCTGGGTTCCCTGTGTACCTTGGAGACCCTGTGTTCCCTGAACACCCTGAGTACCCTGGGCACCAGTTGTACCTTGGTTACCAACAGCAGAAGTTTGAGAGAAGTTGATGCTATCGGTACCAATTTTAATGGTGCCGTTTGTATTAGTGCCAAGCTGGTATTGGATCCATGAGGTACCGATGTTAGAGGTACCAGCAATTGTGTATACATAGTCGCCAGGTTCTACCTGATCTGCAAGATTGTTGTCATAGTCAGTTGCGCGTGTAAGTTTCCATGTAGTAGATGGGGAACCAGCACTTGTAACTGTATAAATACCGTTTTGAATTGCATTGGCTTGATTCTTAACAAGTACGCGAGTATCTGCTGGTAGTGGTCCAGAGTATGTGTAACCGTCAACTACCAAGTAACCGTTAGTTGTTGCTTGTAAGAAAGCGCCTACACCAAAGCCGTTAGAAGCATCGGCTGTTCCTGCAGTGTATGAAGGTGAACCAGCAAGTGCGGTTGTTGTTGTAGTGTAAACAGCCGCGTGTGCGTTCTGTGAACCTGCAGCACCCTGTAGACCCTGTAGGCCTTGGATACCTTGCGTTCCTTGAATGCCCTGAGTACCCTGTACACCCTGAGTTCCTTGAACTCCTTGAGTGCCCTGTGTTCCTTGAACACCTTGGATACCTTGGGTACCTTGAACGCCTTGAGTTCCTTGTGTTCCTTGAGTTCCCTGGATACCAGTTGTACCCTGCACACCTTGTGTTCCTTGAACACCCTGCGTGCCTTGAGTTCCTTGTAGACCAGTTGTTCCTTGGACACCTTGTGTGCCCTGAACCCCCTGAAGTCCTTGAATTCCTTGTGTACCCTGCGAACCAGTCTGACCAATAGTTCCTTGGATACCCTGCGTTCCTTGAACGCCCTGGGTTCCCTGAGTACCCTGATTACCTTGGACACCTTGAAGACCTTGTGTACCTTGTACTCCTTGAGTACCTTGAACACCTTGTGTGCCCTGCACGCCTTGAATGCCCTGAATGCCTTGCGTACCCTGAACACCCTGTGTTCCCTGTGTACCTTGAGTTCCTTGTACACCCTGAATGCCTTGTGTGCCTTGCACACCCTGTGTACCTTGTACACCTTGTAGTCCCTGTGTACCTTGTACACCCTGGGTACCCTGCACACCTTGTGTGCCTTGAATGCCCGTTATTCCTTGAATGCCTTGCGTTCCTTGAATACCCTGCGTACCTTGTACGCCCTGGGTACCTTGAATACCTGTTGTTCCTTGAGCGCCTTGCGCGCCAACAATGGCCGCAATCCACTGACCGGATCCGGTGTCATAGTACTTTAATTGGGACATGGCTCTCCTAGGTTGGCTACAGCATTAATGTTAAGTGCTAAACGCTTTTCTATGTGGCTAAATTCCATTACCTTTACCCCAAGACCACTACTTTGTAGTTGTTTAAGGCCGGTGGGGAGGCAAAAGTTAGTGTTGAAGTATTCACAGTTGAATAGATCAAAGATGACGGGATAATTACCGCGTAGGTAGTCTGATCGTAGACAGTGACTTCGATGTCTCTAGTGCCCAAATTGTGTGTGACTGTATAAGTAGTGTTGGTTCCGTCACCAATTAAGAAGGTAAGCTTTTGGGTACCAACAATGCCGCCTACAGATGTGTCTAGCCATAGAACTCCAGTGTTGGCAGGGGCCGAAGAGCCAGAGATAATTCCCTGACTACCTGTTGTTCCTTGAACACCCTGCAACTGTGCGTAACCAAAACCTTGAGCACCCTGTAAACCTTGTGCACCAGTTGTACCTTGTGCACCAGCGCCAGTTGCACCTTGGAAACCAATGAGGCCTTGAATACCACTAAAGCCCTGAAGACCTATAAGCCCTTGCAGTCCTTGCGCGCCAGTTGACCCTTGGAAACCAATAAATCCTTGAATACCATTGATGCCCTGTAGACCAATAAGACCTTGTAGTCCTTGAATGCCTTGCGTTCCTTGTGCACCAACAGACCCTTGTGTTCCTTGAACACCTTGTACGCCTTGAACACCCTGCGTGCCTTGAGTTCCTTGACTACCATAATGTCCTTGAACACCCTGTGTACCTTGAGATCCTTGTACGCCTTGTACGCCTTGCGTTCCTTGAAAACCTAATAAACCTTGTGTTCCTTGGTTACCTTGTAAGCCTTGTAAACCTTGTGTGCCTTGCACACCCTGTAAACCTTGTGCACCAACAAAACCCTGTGTACCCGTTGTTCCTTGGTTACCGTAGTGTCCTTGTACGCCCTGTACACCTTGAGTGCCAAGTATTCCTTGTAAACCAATTAATCCTTGTAAACCTAAGCTACCTTGTAAACCAGTAGCCCCTTGTAAACCAGTTTGACCTTGTATACCTTGAACACCTTGACCGGCAAATTGACCAGCAAGACCTTGTACACCTTGTGTACCTTGGTGACCATCTGCACCGATGTATCCAGCAGAACCTTGAATACCAAGATGCCCTTGTGTACCTGTAAAACCTTGAACACCTGTTTGTCCAATGTGTCCTTGTACTCCGTAAGCGCCCTGTATACCTTGTGTGCCTTGAAGGCCCGTTGCGCCTTGCGCACCTGTTCCCTGTGAACCACCACTACCTGATCCAGCAGGCCCTTGAATACCCTGCACACCTTGAGCTCCATAGCCAGTATTTTGTGGCACAACTGTAATAGCTACAGGAGGTTGCGGAACTACTATAATTGGGCAAGTGCACGGCCAGTTGCCGCAGGTATTACAAGTATTCAAGGTCTACCAACTTCCGTAGGTGCCGACGTCAAGGCTTACAGCCTGAGTCGTAAATACTTGTCCTTTAACGTAAGTTGTAACCTGAGTATCGTCTGTCTTTAATGTGGCAGTTAGATCCCAAAAAGCGCGGGTAGGTAGATACTCTGTGTCCTTAGGCTGTAATGTAAGAACTACCTTGCTAAGCGTTGACGAATGAGAGGTCACTGTTATACCAAAGTTTGCGTATAAAGACGGGGAGTTAGGATAGGTTCTGATCTGAGCAGCCCAGGCATAAAGCGAGGCGTCAAATGGAAAGTCAAACTCAACAGAAAAGTTATTGCCCTGGTAAAGAATAATATCGTAATTCTGCGCGTTAGTTGGCATAGGACTACGGCCAGTAAGATTGTTAGCAATATAAACTCTCTCAGGCTTACGGGAATCATCAATCTCTTGACCCACATAAATTGGGACGTATTTGTTAGTGGTACGAGACGTGCGGATTAGTGTACCCATTTCAATCTTCCACAGACCCACGTTAAGCTGAGCGCATAGGGTTTTGTACTGTTCCCAACGCTGTTGAATAATGCTTGAGAGCTGTTGGTAACGTTGAGCNCGGGGTATCATGACCCCATCAGGGGCGGTAATGTTGATATCAAANGCTGCATCTGTAGCTAGTGCCCAAAGCGCCTCAATGGTTGCCAAAATTGCAATAGGGTAAGTTTCAACCGGGGCAATGCTTGCTAGGGTAACCTGAGTGCCGTAAGAATCAACTCGGTTAAAGGTATGCTCAGTAACAGCGTCGTTAATGAAGACGCAAAGCTCTGAGTCTAAGAAGTATCGATCCTGTACGCCCTGAATAAGGATTGTGGCGTTTGCTGCAGGGGCGTTGGCAAAGGTAATGACGCCCGTGTCCTGCTCAACTGTATAGCCGTAAGGGTAGCCGATAGGGTTGCCGTTTTCAGTGACTGTAAGGTTTACAACTTCAATAGGTTTAATTCCCGTAGGAAAGATAGTTGTTACGCCATCGCCAGTTGCGGTGAAGGTAAAGTTCTTCTGAATGTCTCCAAGGTCTAACCGGACCCGAGAGAGTATGTCAGATAATAAAGCCACAAAAACTCCCTACACTCGTTAGAACCAATAATGTCGTACAACTGACAAAAAATCTCTACATACGAAAAGAGCGCCCCAAATAAGAGGCGCCCACTTCGCTAAGTATGTCTTAGATAACGCCAGCTAGATAGCCTTTTTCCTTAAGGTGCTGTGCTACTTGCTTTGTTACTTTGTACTTAACTCCAGCTTTAAAGCTGTAGTTATTACCTTTACCCAGGGTCATATTCTCTAGGTCCTGCACTACACGGATTTCAACTGAAGAGTCATCAGTGTTTCCTAGCGTAACGGGGTCATCAACAATAACTGTTTGACGAGAAGGTTTTGTAGCATCAATAACTTCAGTCTCAAGTTTAACCTGAGCCTGTGCTGTTGCCATAGACATTTCAGCTGCACGGTCGTTTTGAGCTACCATTGCTTGTTCAGCAAGCTGCTCACGAACACGGCCGGTTACATCAGTGGGCTTTGTTTTAGCCATTGTATTCTCCTAATTAGTATCTCGGTTAAAATGGTGGGGGGCCGAAACCCCCCACTTTAAGCTATTTAGTTTTAGTTTGTTTCGATCAAAACTACGCTCTGATCTGTGATTAGACCAAGACCGAAGATTGAGTACCAAGCAAGTGCGTGCTCACGACCGAAGTCAAGAATACCGCCATCGCGGAGTTCAACTGGGAGTGAGATAGCATGACCGAATGCGTTATCACCAATCATAATTGCTGAATAACGATCTGATCCACCATTACCTGTGTATGTAGCAGGGGTTGTGTATCCTCCACCAGGTGTTACTACTGGATTTGCAACAGCTGTATCAGTTGTGTAGCTAGAGCCAGCGCCACCAACAACCTTAAGGATCTGTGTGGTTTCGATGAATACTACGTCATAGAGACGACCGATTTCACCGAGCATGAAGTTACCTGGAGCTGCGTACTTTGTGACTTCGATGAACTCAGGGTTGTCACGAAGTGTACGGCTCTGGTGTGGGTGAACAAAGCAAACATAGGTCTCACCAAGGCGAGGGATGTTCTTTGTTGCCAAGGTCTCAACTGTGTCCTTGATAACGTGTGGTGTGAGGTAAGCAGAACCTGTCATTGCTGCGCGGTTTGCCGCAAAAGTTCCGTATCCGTACCAGTTGTTAACAGCTGATGAGACTGATGAGCGATCTTCACCGTAAAGGGTTGAAGAAGCTGCGTAGAGTGTGTCGCGTGAGAGCTGATCTAGGTAGATAGCCATGTTACGACCGAGAAGACGTGAGGCTGAAGCCATAACGTCATCGAATGAAGCATTGAGCAAGAGCTCAGAAACAGCAAGAGCATAACCATGCTCTGTTACTGTGATTGAGAACTGCTGTGCTGTGAGAGCGTTAGTCTGCATGCGGACACCTTCAACAAGAGGTGAAGCGAATCCGAGGTTGTTGTAACGCATGAAGTTGATCTGTAGACCAGGTGCAACACCGAGTTCAGTCTTCTTGACTGCAAACTGCTCAAAGCGAAGGATAGGCATAGCCTGGAACAAGATTTCCTTGGACCAGATTGTCTGAATCGCTTGAGTTAGCTGGGTGTTGGTACCTGAGTACGCTGTTGGTGCTGCGGCAAGATTGCCTGTACCTGTAATACCTGATGCCATTTGGCTTTAACTCCTTGATAGTAGTTTTTAATAGATTAAGTGTTAGCCCAAGATTCCGCTGGTCTTACCTTGAGCGCGATTGCTCAAGATCTGAGTGCGGACTTTTGCGTATTCATTCATCGGCATTGACGCAATATCTGCGGCAGTAAACTGACGTGATTCCGAATTAGTTTCCAATGGTCCAACGCCCGGCAAGGTTGCCCTTACGCCCGGCATATCTCTACGTTGCTGCTGAATAGCAGACTGCGCAGATTCGAGAATACTGTTAGATCGCTCAACCAATCCTGCAATGCTCTCACTAATCTCTTCAGGGGTATTTCCCTGAATGTAATCAATAAGTTGCGGGATGATATTGTCGCGGTTTTGTTCAACAGCTTGTTGACGGTATGCTTGTAGTTCTGCAAACTTTCTTTCCTGCTCCAGAAGAGCGAAGGCCGCTTCGCGTTCTTGACGCTCACGTGCCAACTGCTCTCGCAACTCATCAGCTGTGGCTTTAGCAAAGTCCTTAGCATCAAGGCCTTCTTCAAGACGAGCTTTTTCTTCAGCGGCTTTAGCTTCTGCTTCGGCTGCTTTGCGAGCTGCTTTTTCTTCTCGATCTTTCTTGAGAATAGAAACTTCTTCCTTTAATCTATCGATCTCAGGGTAAAGCTTTTCTTTCTCTTGTGAACGAACCTTTGCAAGATCCTCTTCGGTATAAAACTTCTGAGTAGGTTCATTCTTTCCAGATGTAACAGTAGGCGCGTCAACGCCCGACACATTTACTACTGGAGCGGTATTGGCTTCTGCTTCAAAAGCGTCAGCCATCATTTCTGCAGTTTCTGACATGCGTTTATCCTTTTATCCTAGGGGTCGTTTTCCGATGTGGGGGCTCAAATGACCTAACTGTGGTTTTACAGTATTTATTTTGACAATATATGTCTTAATTGTCTGTATAAATTACTTTATTTCTCGTAGTCCTGCGGAACTCTGCGTTGAGGCAGTTGAGTACCGTAGGCTTCCGTTACTAGTCGAGTACGGACTTTATCGTCGCCCATTTGAGCGGCGATAGTCGCATCGTCTAGTAATACTGGTTCTGTTGGAGCAGCTGGCGCTTGCGCACCTGCGCCGCCTGGGGCAGAAGAACCACCAGGGCCTGTTTGTGCTGGCATTGAGCCAGTAAGAGCCAGAATGTCTTGCTCGATCTGTGTTTGAATAAGCTTGAGCGCTCCATCAGCCATAGCTTCATCTTGAAGCTCTTGACGGATCTCTGAAAGCTTTTCAATGGGGAACTCTTCGCCCAAAATGCGCAGAGCGCCTTCTTTAGACTCAAGACCCAGTGATAGCATGGACTGAACTTCGTTGATAGCGATAAGCTTGTCAAGAGGAAGTGGCTGTGGGAAGTGAACGTATGAGCGGAAGGTAATTGGGTCGTTTATATCTAAGCGATCTACCTGTCCTTGCTTTAACGGAACTGTGCTTGAGTTAGGGTCCCAAATAAAAGTCTCAGGCTCTTTTAGAGCAAGGTTGAGAAGGATTAATTCATTAACGCGCTCAAGGCCGTGAGCATATTGGACAATCTTTTGATGGTAACGGTTCATTAATGGCTGGAATTGAATGCTGAGAGCTACGCCTGAAGTGTTAGAAATTGGTTGTGCTTGGCCAAGAGCGGTCTCTGGGACGCCTATCATCTCGTGCATAGACTTTTTCATCATAGCTAAGAAGTCCATTGCACCCTTTAAGCCCTGCGCGCCACCCTCTAAGTTCTCTACTCGTGCGTCTTTTGGAAGCCCACCCCAGACTTTATTAGCGCCTTTTTCAAGCTGAGAAGCCTTGGCACCGATGATGACGGTGACCGGAGCCGCGTGGTAATTAACAATGTCAGCAATATCTGTAGCAGTTTCATTGTAAGCGCGGTTAATATTGATAATGTCATTGCAATCAGAGAGACCCCAAGGACTACCACTGATACGCACATTCGGAATATGAATAACTGGAATTGTGCCAAGCGGGTTAGGGCGCGAGTCAATAAGTTCATCATTGATGTACTCCTCAATAATGTCGTCTGTTAGGATCTCTGTGTATGTAAATACTTGACGCGTGCCCTCTAGGCTAGTACCCCAAAAACGGTACTTAAGCTTAAAACGTACAAGGCGTTCACGGTCGTGTGGATGAAATTCTGGAAAAGCAAAGCTAGAGTTAAGAGGAAGAATTCGTACGCGACCAGGGTGCTTGCGACCAGCAGGGTCTACATAAGCTTCTTCATAAGCAACTTTAATAAAGCAATCACCTGACACAGTTCCTTGCTGACCAATTTCCCATAAAACTGTGGCTTTGTTGTTATCTACTTCCCATACACGCTCAAGTAGGTCTGGAACAATAGCTTCGGTCTCTTTAGGGCTACGGAAGTTAACACCCTTACCAAAAGTAAAGTTAATAATAAAATCGCTGAATGCTCGATAGTAATTAAGTACTAGCTGAGTCTCACCAGTCTGACGGCGATAGCTCCAATGATGTCCTAGGTACCTAATACATCGCCCAATTTAATGAGTATCTATTAAGCCTTGGTCCGTGAACCTCGAACTCTTCGTCTGCTAGTTCTACTAAACCAAGCGGACTAATTGATATCGTTAAATCTGACGATGCTGCGCGATAAGAAGNGGGTGAAAAATCCATTCCTGACATTATGCGATCACCTCCTTTCCGTCCGTTACAGGCAAAGCCTGGGCCATACGGGATGCTCGTACAGCGGTAGCAACCTTATCTTTCATTGCATCAGTAAAGGGATGAATTGCCCCTTTTCGACCGTTGCATGGCTGACAAGATGGACGTAAATTACTGCGGGTGTGGGAACCGCCTTTTGAAAGAGGATGGACATGATCCCACTGCACTACTTCTAGCGTGCTCTCACAGATCCAGCACAAGTTGCCATATTCCGCAAGAATTTCAGTAAAAACAGCAGCAGACACTTTTTCTACGTTATCTGTATACAACGCAGCTCTTTTTTGAGAACGTCGAGCTTTATTAAGCGCTACTCTATAGGCCGAAGTTTTAGACAGTCCGTGAGTTTTCATCGCCGCACTTATTTTTTCTGAGTGCAGGCACCCACAAGAAGACGTGTTTCCCTGTTTAACACTATAGGCAACAAGTAGCGCAGAGTTGCCACAAGAGCAATCAAACTTTTGATAGGCGCGGTTACGGCCATCAGGGCGCTGACGCATTTCGTACTCAGATGTAGCCGTAAGTCGACCAAACACAGTGCCTGGAGTGAGCAAAGAAGGAGCTGTGCGCTTATTAAGCACTACTACACTCACTGCTCACCTCTTTCAACTCTGGACAATATTAACATAAATGTCGACTTATGTACAAAACGACACTCAGCGGAAACGTTCGCCCCTAATGAGGTTCTGTCCTACCGGTTTAGTAACAACCTTTTTTTGTTGATCTTCTTTTTTCTTTTGTTCTTCCGCCGCATAATCACGAAAACGTGGATCTACATCTTTTTCAGAAGTAACGAATTTACCGCCAAGCTGCACGTAACGAGAATGAACCCAGTGAGCGGCGGCTGGGGAAGGATAGGTACGAAATTTAGAGCGCGCTTGAGTAGTAAGCATGTTCCAAAGTTTTTGATTTGCTGGGATCTGCTTAGGACCCTTTTTAACTTCTTTACCTGTAATTAATGCCATTAATAATCCTTAGATAGATTCTTGCCCCCGCCACGTATTCGCCGTAGAAACGGGGGTTAAGAACCTTGTTTATTAGTCGTTAACGACTGCAGGATTGCCAGCCTTCTGTGGACCACCGCTGCGGAAAGCCTCTTCAATGCGGTTGTCTCCGTGGTCTGCAAAACCACCAGCAGCAAACTCCTGAAGATGATCTGGAGCTTCCACCCATGCAGCAGAGCCTACGTGAGCACGCTCACGCATTGTCTCTTCTGGTAACTTTTCAAAGACATTCTGATTACGATTTGGACGACCTGCTGCAGGCATGTATCCCTGCATAGCGCCCTTTGTGAACTCCTGTGGAACGTCTGTGTCTGTTGCAAGACCTTCTTCAAAACGAAGTGGGCCACGCTGACCTGGTGAAGCTGGTGAAACCTTGCGGTCGTAGACAGTACCTGGACGNTCTGGGAACTTTGGATCTGGTGCAATTGCCATTTATTTACTCCTATATTAGGTTGAGGACCTCAGTAAAAGTGTGCTACAGAAAGTACCTGTAGTCAGCCTAAAGTCTTAACGGAAAAACGGGCTAGAAGATACTTCTATTTGTGGCATAGTCATCTCTATTGTTAGAGAGCACGCTATAGCCAAAGAGTCTGCAAAGTCATCGTGGGCATGGGCTTCATCTGGAGCTTTAGCTAAAAAGTTAGGGCCAGTAAACTTGGTTTCTAAGTCCTCAAGTTGCTGCCTAAATCGACGATAACTACGAAGTTTTCTTGTTTTAGCGTGAGCGGGCCAGCTAATGAGATCACGGTCCATTAAAGCCTTTAAGTGCTTCCAGCGCTTAGATTGCTCAGGTTGACTGCTTCCTACAGCAAAAACCTCTGCTCTTGGAANAAGAAGCTTTAGCCGTTGAGCTACTGCGTCACCCACACCGTTGGCGTCTACCCCTACNTACATTACGTTGTAGTTTTCCAAGAATTTTACAATCTGGAAGTACTGGTCTTCCCAGTCATCCCCNTGCAGCTCTAACCAGTTAAGAACTCTGTGATCAAAGTAGCCAAACTCATCTGGGCGGTCCCAATCAACCCAGACAACGGTTACTACAGTAGAGTCGATCTTACGGGCAGGGTCAATGCCAACAACTACCGGGGTTCTATGCCAAGCGCGTTGAATTTCCATAGAGGTATCGCCAAGCCTGTCCATGGTCGTGGATGTAACAAACATGCCCCGCTCTAACATCCATTTGCAGTTATGTGAGGCAAGACCTTCTGCGATAAAAGTTTGAGTGGTAGTCTCAAGTGCCACAACTTCTTGCTCCCCTATAAACTCCACAGATAACACTAATGGATGTTCAAAATCTTGCCCAACAAAATCATGGCGACCAATAGAACCAAATGAGTTTATGTCAACTTTTTGTAAC